AGGAATTTGATCTGCTCGCGGACTGTTGCCCGCAGAGGGATGGAAACGGCGGCGGCAGCGATCGCGTGCCCACCAGTCAGTTCGCCAGGCTGAAGCCACAAGCGACCGATTGGAACGCCAGGTGAAACGGTGGCGCCAATCGTGAGTTCGGCTTGAGCAGCCGTGGTGTCGGCGACGTCTTCGAAATCTGTCATCGCTTCGATGTAAACGCGCGTGCCGCCCGGCATCGCCTCGTAGCTTATGTCTGCGAATGAGTAAGCGCCGCCAACCGTCGCCAAAACGGCGTGGACAGCGCGGCAGCGGCGATGGCCGATAACCTCGCCGGCGCCGTTGCGCAGCGTGGCATAGATTGTGCGGCCGTCGAACCAGGCCGCCATCAAAGCGCGGCGCTGGGCTGCGGCGTTGGCCGCCCATGGAAAGGTGGCCGTTTGCCAGGGGTAGGTCATTTCGACCCACTTCAAACCGTCATCCTCTGGAACGGCTATCCAGTTGCCGATCGCTGTTCCTTCGGCTTCAGTCAGAACATGATCGATCTCGGTCGTGCGCCCGAACGACCAGAGCGTCCCGGCGGCCGTGACCGCGACACCGCTCTCGTGCTCGAGGAGACTTTCGTCGAGACGCGACCGATCGAGCTCCACGGCGCCGGCGTCGTATTGAAACACGCCGCGCCTGAGTTGCGATCGCTTCGGCATCGAGAGTGTCGTGACGCCTTCAATCCGTTCCAAGTCCGGATGATCGGCCACCGGAAGGGACGGAAAGCGCAATTGTGTGGAGTTCCAATAGGCGCGGCCAGACCAAGCGTCTTCCATGGTCGCGGTGTAGCCGAGCCAACCGAGCCCTCTAGCTACCGCCGCCGGCGTGCCGCGAAGGCGCTGCCATTGCACTCCTTCGCGTCCGACGACCAGCGTGTAGAGGTTGGGCACGTAGGGCGTCAGCTCGCCGAGGCCATATTCGTAGACGAGGAACGGCAGAAACGATGGCGGTGGCGAAACCAGCTTCGCCGTGCGGATCGCGGCCACCGCATCCGCGAACTCGTCCCACCGATCACTGTAGGAGGCCTCCAAAGCCTTCTCAAAGAGAGCGGAACTGTTTGGCAGGAGGGACGCCATCAGAAGTCGCGGCCTTTGAGATTGAGCGTCACAGTGCCGATCGACAGCGCCTCGGCCGCTGCAACGACGATTTTTCCAACCGGCGTGACGGGCTCGATACGATGGATGCCCTCGATCATCAGCTTCGAGATCCACCAGGAAGGGACGAAGTCGCGTCCGAGCGACTGAGCGGCGACCCAGGCTGCACGCAATGCAGTCTCGGCGCGGGCGAGAGTGCCTTCATCCGCGTCGGGGAGGAGCCAAACATCCGCGGCGATATTCACTGCCGTGCGAATGGCCGAGGCGACCACGATCGTGTCGTTGACCATTCGGACCTCTGACGCCTGCAGGGCGGCGTTGACTGTCGCCAGGAGCTGCGGGTTTGCCACGCCGTCGGGGTCCGTCGAGAAGACAGCGACGTGGATGATCGGGCTGCGGCCGACAGTATAAACGATGGCGTCTTCGACCATTACAGACGCGGACATGGCCACGGACTTATATCGCGGCGCCGTGCCGCCGGTTGACCGGCCTTGGATTGCCAGAACCACGCGAGCGCAAAGACGGTCGTCAAGTTCGCCGGGCAATCGCACGACGTCGTAGAACGCCGCTAGATGATCGAGATCGGAATTACGTGCAAACGCCAGGAGGTTGGCCTTAATCGCGTCGTTGATCCGAGCCCGCAGGACGATGTCGCGGAAACTCTCAGTCTCGCCGGCAATGACAGCCAGATCTGTTTCCAGCATTTCGACGTCGTAGGGCGGAAGGTTCAATGTCGGGTTTGCCGCCCGGGTAGCCTCCCAAACGGCGACAAACTTTGCCTTGTAGCTGGCGGCGATCGTCGCGTAGTCGAGCTGCTCGATGATGGCTGGTGGCGGCAGGGATGCAAGGTCGATCGCGCTCATGCAGAGGCTCCCTTGGGTTTCAGGGGAACGGGCGGCAACGTGAGCGCCGCAGCGATATCGTAATTTCCGAAACGGCCCTCAGGATAATAGATGCCGCCATGGCGCAGGCCGAGTGCGCCGCCCTGGGAGAGCGAGACAAGCTGCAGCTCAGTGATAGAGTATTCCGGTTCCCAACGCGCGGCCGAGGCGACCAGTTCGTTGTAGATGAGCAGCGCGATCGACGGCGTCAGATCCTCAGACAGTAGGCTGCGGAGATCCGAGCCGAAGGCAAGCAGCATGACGCGCTCGTTCAACCGGGTGCCCCAGATCTTGCCCAGCGACTGCGCCAGGTGAGCAGCTCCGCCAAGCCGCTCTCCTGTCTGCGCGTTGAAACCGTTCCTGTATCGAACTGCGCCCGTCATGCCTTCGAATGCTCCTCAAAGATATTTCAAGCTTCGTCTGAAGCGGACTTGCCTTGCGGCGCGATGTGACCGGCGAGCAGCTCGGCGCGCGCCTGGTCCTCGGTCAGCTCGACGGTTTTCTGATCATCGCCGATGCGACGGCCGGCGATGTGGCTCGGCGCCTGGTCGGTGATGAGGTAGAAGGTCACAGCGTTCGGGTCGGCGGCGATCGGCGTTTCGGTTGGCTTCTTGGCCATGGCTTGTCTCCTTCGGTTACTCTTGCGGCGGGCCGGAAATGTCGCCGCCATGCAGGACTTCGGTGTGCTTGTGGTCCGAGCCGACGCTTCGGCCGTTGTGGGTCAACTTGGCGCCTTCGATATCGACGTCGCCCTCGATCTTGATCGGCCCCTTCAGCAGGAAGCCGTCAGGTCCAAGCTCGAGGCGGGCGGCCTCCCGCTCGATGACAGCCGTGTCGGAGGATTGCGAAGGTGCAGCGTGATCCCGATCATAAGTGCCTGGAACGGCGATCGAGATTTCGCCAACCGTGCCGGAGCTGCTGACCAGAGCCATCTGCTCGCCGATCGCCGGCTGTGAATGGATGCGCATGCCGCCGGCCGTCGCTTCCTGCCACCGCACCCATGGGCTCAAGACTTCCTCGCCCGAGCTGCTCTTGCCTATGACCAGGCGCAGAAGGCGCTTGTCGGGATCGACCTCTTTGACCTTGCCCGAGAGGTGGCCGAGTGCGATCCGCCGCTCGGCGCGATCAAGCATGATCTTCTGGCGACGGAACTCGGTGGCGACCAGGTCACGCATCGTCGATCACCTCGGCCGGAAGCCACGGCGCCATCGCAGCGATCAAGGCATTCTCGGCGTACTCGATGGAGCCCTCGTCAGGATTGGCCGTGCCGATCGGTGCCGGGAAGATGCTGGTGCCGATGTCGGCGATCTGCTGTGTCCAGCTCACCGTGTAATAGACGGTGCCCTTCTCCTGATCCTTGACCGTGAACAGCGGTTTCAACTCCGGCGCCGGCGACGACGTCTCGACCGGCGTAACACCCGTGCGGCCCCAGGTAGAAACCAACACATCGGAAAGGATCTTCAGGATCTGGCCGCCGATCGCATAGCCGACACGTTCCATCTCGACGCGCTTGCCGCCGACGATCGTCGCCTCGGCCACGATGTAAGCCACCCATTCGACGGTGGCGGAGTAGGAGCCGTCTGCCAGCGCGATGCTTCTGATCCGGGACCAGCCGACGCCGACTCCGGGCGAACGCACGATGGTTTTGCCCACCAGCTCGGAGACATCAGCCTTGCCCGGGTGCGCGACGATCGCCACGCCCTTCAGCAGTGCCGAAAGCTTGGCAACGATCGCAGCCTGAGTTTCCGCGATCGGGTCGCCGGCGAGGATGTCCTGAAGGGTAGCTGGCTGCATCACGCGCGGCTCCGGTTGGCTCGATCGACCGTCGCGAAGCCCGCGACGACAAGCGCCAGGACGATCGCGACGGCGACGCAAATATGAAAGGGCGGAACGCCGAGGACGATGGCGCTGCCATTGAGGAGAAGCGCGACTAGGGAGAAGGCTGTGACCAGGCCGACGACCAGGACGACAAACGCTATCGCGAAGAACAAGGCGAGCTTGCTCATTGCAGCCCTCCGAACAGGTCGGTCACGACATCGATGATCTCCTGGCGATTGTCCTCGGACAGGCCGATGAACGGACGAGCTGGGATGGTCACCTTCTTAGCGGTCACCGTCTTGCCGCCAAGAGTGAATACCAGCGCCTTGCCATTCTTCGGGACGATGGTCATTCCGTCCTGGTGAACGTGCGCCCACTCCCAGGCGGAGCCCCACTCGGCATCAGCGGCCGACGACGCCCATGCGATCGAGGCGAGTAGATGCTGGCCGGTATCGACCAGGATCGAGGTGCCTTGTGTGTTCTCTTTCCAGGCGCTGCCATCCGGTGCCGTCTTCTCATCCGAGATCCGCCGGCGCGTCTGGCTTTCGCCGAGCGCGCCGATTGTGCTCATCAGCTCCGACGCGTCGAAGTCGAAGAAGGGCTGCAGCTTCTTGAAAGCCGCAGTGAAGTCGTCAGCATCGATGACGATCGAAATGCCACTCATATCCGACCGAGCCTCTCACGCGTGAAGACACGCTCCGGCGCAGCCAGGACGACTTCGTTTTGGCCGATATCGCCTACGTCCTCTGCCGGGGCGGTTCCGCCGCCTGAATTGGTGGTTGCCAACGCGCCTTTGCCCGAA